CCACTCTGCGTAGGTTCCGGAGAAACGCTGAAGATCTTCGTTAATACCCGTAGCTACGGAATTAGATTCGTAATCCGGCGTAAATCGTCCGCCTTGCTGAGACCCACGCATAAGCGCCTACTAAGCAAACTTTACGTGAGAGGCTAGCACCACGTAACTAGGAGTGAGAGCAGTTTTAATAATTGTAAATGAATAAGCGTCTAGGGCTGAAGGGCTTCCTGCGGTAGGAGCAATTCCTAGCTGCCACTTAGGGGTTACAGAAACGCCATCAATCTGAAACGCGGTTGGGTAATATGCAGTAGTTCCGTTAGTGTTTACAAACACACAGGTTACGGCCGACCCTACGGTAGGCAGCAAAGAGCTGAGCGTAGTGGAGCCGTTTCCGCGGAAGTTAAGTGTCCAGTTAGCCGTAGCGTTAGACGTGTAGTAAAGAACGCCATGGGTGAGGATGTCAAACGGCACAGTTCCGCTAGCTGCAGTTCCGCTTACCGTAGCGGTCTCAATTGGAGCTACCACAACAGGGCGGGTAAGCGAAGGACCCGTACCGAAAACAGCCAGACCCGAACCGGTTTCGTCAGTTAGCAGGCCAGCTAGCTGAGCAGAGCTAAATGTGTTTAACTCAGTAATGTCTGAAGTAGCAGTAGTAACACTGCCGGCTCGGGTAATGGCCATTATTAAACCTCGCTGCCGAATGCTTGAAAGGTGATAGCGTTTCCGGTTCCTGAAGCTACATGAATAGCATCTCCGGTAGAAAGAGCTACGCCCAAAGTAAGCGCGGTCATAGAATTAGCTTTAGCTGTAGCGTCATACACAAGCGCATTTCCTAGGCCAACTGACCCGCCGCTTTGAACTACATATACGCGATAGGTAGCCGCGGTACCGGTTACGTTAGTTACGGAGATCGTAGAGACAATCGCCGAGGTAGCACTAGGTACCGTGTATAGCGTAGTAGAAGACGTATTAGTAGGCAGTGCCTGCCCAAGTACTTTATATGTAGCCATTTAGTTGTTACCTCCGCTGTGCAGTATGTGGCTTATTTTAGCGCAGTTTAAGCGCCAAAAACCTTCTTACGAGGATATCAAATATATAAATAATTAGTTATTGAATTGCTTCGTTCTTGAGTATTGAAGTCAAAATCTACGGCCGTATACGACTCACTTGTGACTGCCACGGTAATGTCGCCGTTGGCCTCAGATCCTGTTAGTGTATGTGTGTAGGATGAAGGTGTGTATACAAGTGTGTACGCCACGGAATCAGTAACAAATCTTGAAGATTGAGTTTTGGACCCGTCCGAAGGTAATTTTATAAGACCAGCGCCGCCCGCTACGTAGATACCTCCGTAATTGTCGCAGCCAACTACAGATGTGAATGGGGTCTTAGTGTTGTTGGATACTCTGTTTACATACAGGTTTCTTTGCCATTGTAGGGTACCGGAAGAGTTAAACTTAGCTAAATACCCTAAATCTGTCTCGGACACATCTCCCGATACGTATACGTTATTATCAGAGTCAAACCTGATATTTTGTATGGAAAGTCCTGAGACTTGAATTTTCCACGCAGTATCCCCGTCGGAGTCAAGCCTTGTTATAGCGTTATTTCTAACTACGTACGCATTATTGTCGTAGTCGGAGTACACGTCCCCAAAAATGTCTTTTTGCCAAAGTAAATTGCCTGAAGAATCAAACTTTGACGTTGACTCGTATCCGTCGGGGTGCCAGAGTATGCTTAAATAAGTAGACCCGTCAGGAGATACCGCCATGCGAGAATCATCTCCATTATAAAGATTAGATATTTTTTTACCCCAAATTGACGATCCGGTAGAAGCGCTTAGCTTTACTATAGCCGCAGTATCCGGGCTTCCGGAAGTTTTGGACAAAAGAACGTACAAGTTGTCGGAAGAATCCATACCTATATTAAGTATCTCTAACCCGTCTGTTGTATCGTACTTTTCCCAAACGGCGGTTCCGTCAGGTAAGTACTTACCTAACACAGCGTATCTATCGGTAGAAGTATCGTAAAAAACGTACCCGCCCATGTATAAGTTATCAGCAGAGTCAGCAGTGAGGCACCAAGACCTAAAAGTGTCAGCTTCTGTAAATTTTCTTTGCCACGAGCCCTCTCCGTAGGCGCTTATTTTGCTTAGTGTGCTGTCAGTGGTTGACGCAGATACGTAATAAATAGCTCTGTCAGAAAGTGTGACTAAAGAATTCTCGCCCCCACGATTAGCCGAGGCTGAAATAAACCAATACTCTCCGTTAAGAGACTGCAGGTGACCAAAACTACGCGCCGATACTGACGATCTAGATGATATAAGTGTCATTTAAGTGCTCCTACGGGTTCAACACTAGTGTAAAGGAAGAGCTTCTCCCGCTGGTTACTGATACCGTCCCGGGGTCTTCGGTACCTGCGGTTGTCACATTCTTATAAAAAAGCGCCACTCCTTGGTACTCACTAGTAGCCCCGCCGTTTATTCTATTTATAAGAGTGTACCCGGTAGGTGGAGTATTGGATACGCTAACACTGCTTGTGTTCATAACCCCCACTCCAACTAGCACAACAGAGGTAGTCCCGTATACATCGGGCACTACGACCGATGCGGGATCTTCTGAAGTAGTGGTAGACGTTTTATAGTTAACGCTGTACACAGGGTTTTTGTGGTAAGCGCCTCTAATTAAAACGGCTACGGCGGATTGATAATCTATAAGGTCTAGGGAGGCTTCTAATCCAGAAGACCCTACTACTTTATAAAATGCGGACGCCTTCAAAGAGGATCCGTTATTAGAGGCTAAAGTTGTCCACCCGGACGGTGTAGTCTGTAAATCTTGGTTACTTACGGTGTACACGTACACTAAGTCTCCGAGTACAGCCTCCGTAGGCAACGTAAGCGTTCCGGCAGTGCTTCCCGTGGAGCCTGTAGTGCTGCTAACTATTTTAGGATAACTTGCCTGATACCCGTCTAGCACTTTTTTTACCAAACATGCGTATGTATTAGCTCCGGTCTTTAGTATGTTAAACTCATACGACACAAGAGTTCCGTAGGTATAGTAGTCTGCAACGTCCCAGCTAACTACCTGCTGTACCCCATCTATTAACAACTCTGGTCGGGAGTAAAGGGGTACTTTTAAAGCCTGCGTGTACCCTACGGTAATTTGTTCTCCTACCGACATAATACTGTTTAAGGTATTTGACGAGTCGCCCCTAACGTTAATAGAGTACAGCGCTTGGTCAGGGTCAGACATCTCAACGTTAGCAGACGTGGAAACGTCTACATTTATATAAGCTGCCCGTGGCTTGATAGCTACTGTGAACGCAGTCCAGGCGTCGTCACCAGAGCTAGAGAATACCGCGGGGTCAACAGTTCCCGCTGTGGTAGTGGCTAATGTCGCAGCCGCTACGGTATGACCGGTAGTACTTGCAGTTTGAGAGGCTAACAGTGTGAACCCTGAAGGGGCTGACAGTGCCAAGTTATCGTCGTCTTGAGCGCCAAATGCCACTAACATAGCGTTATCTGTCACTGTAGTTATGCTTGCAGGGTCCGGGTCTCCAGATGCTCCCGACGCGGATACAGTGGTTACGTCAAATATATCCCCAGAGTAATTTCTAAAAGCCGCGCATATGCCCACAGACGCGGTGCCTATGCTAGTTACGGCGGCTGTAGCGTCTGGGGTAGCGCCCATAATTTTATAGTATAGCGCTGAGCTAACATCTCCGGATATGTTGCTTACTAATGTCCAGCCTGTTACTCCAGGCGTCTGGTTAGCCAAATCGCAAGAAATAAACGCAAACACTATATCTCCCGAGTAAAGTTCCGCGGGTAGTGTAAGTGTACCTGTAGTGCTTGACCCAAAGTTTGTGCTGGTTACGCCTACATAAGTTGGAGTAGAAAAAGCGCCCGCGGCAGGCGCGGTATTCACAGGCTCCAAAGGACCTATTAAGGTTGGGTTAGCCGTTAAAGCGCCCGAGCTGCTCTCTCCCTGGGCCCACATACGAACAAGCACGCGACCAGACGACGCGTTTACCTTAGTGACAGCCGCTATTGGCGCGTTAAAAGCAGGTGCTGCAGGCTTAGTAGTAGTAAACCCGCCTGCTACTGCAGGATCAGGGTAAAGCAGCTGACCTAGCGTGTAGCTATTAGTATCTACGCCATTTACGAAACCTATTTGAGTGACAAAGCCAAAACCGTCCGCCGGAATTTCCTCGGTAGTTATACCCACCATGTAAGCATCGGGGTAAGTTCCGTCAGTAACTGCGGGGGCTACTGTTACCGTGTCGCCGGTAGCGCCCGCAAACATTACAAAAGTAAAGTTAGGGATAGCCACAGAACCAGAGTTATTCTTAACACGTATTACGTGCTCTTGGCCGACCTGCAGTGTGACGTTAGTATCTAACTGCAAATTAGCGGTCTCAAACTCAGAGTTCCACCAAAAACTGCCTGCAGCGGTAGGTTCTGCAGCGGGGGTTGTATCTAAACCTAAATACTCAACATCAGTAATGTTGTTGCCCTGGGCGTCTAAATCTCCACCGAGTTGTGGCGTTAAATCTTCTACGACATTGGCAATGCCGGACCCTGCGCTAGCAATATTTGCCCAAGCACCATTCGCATACACGCGAACTACATCTGTGTCAGTGTTGTAGTAGATGTCGCCGTCAGTAGCTGAAACTGGGTCAGATGATAGACCGACAAGCCCTAAAGGTACTTTGTACTTTCTAGACAAGAGTGCTCCTAATTAGTAGGTATATATTTTAACCTACAATTACGACACGGTATGAGTCGGTAGCAGGGGCTACTGTAAATCCTAGGGTAACGTTGTTAGTATCAGTGCGTACTACGTCACACTCAATAGTGTCGTAAGTTGCAGCGTCGTAAACATTTACAACTACGTCGCGAGTTCCAAGGCCGTGGGTAACAGCGATACTTGTAAGAGCGCCGTTTCCAATGTTGGCCGAGTACTTCTGGGTGCGGGCATTGAGCTGGGTCTGAATAGCCGAGGTAACGCCGTCCACGTAGTTAAGCTCAGTGGTGGTTAGCGTAGCGCCGTCAAGGATGTTTACCTCAGCCGCGCTTGCGGTTACGTCAGTGACATCAGCCAGGCTGTGGGTGTGACTAGTTGCAGCCTTGCCGTTCAACTGATCCTGGATAGCGGAAGTTACGCCGTCAACATAGTTGAGCTCAGTTGTGGTAAGAGTTGCGCCGTCTAGGATGTTCAACTCTGACGCTGAAGCAGTTACGTCGGTGATAGCAGAAAGGCTGTGAGTGTGAGAAGCGGCAGCAATACCTGCTTCTGACAAGGTGTTGTTAATCCAAGCCGAGCCGTTCCACTTAAGAATTTCGCCGGAACTATTAGAAGTAATAGTTACGTTGCTTAGGGAGTCTAGGCTGTGGTTGTGGCTGGTGGAGGACTTTCCGTCAAGGGCGTCCTGCAAACCAGTGACATCGGAGATAGCGTGGGTATGACCAGCCAGTGAGATTTCAACCTCAGATCCGGCTAGACCAGCGGTCCACTTATCAGAGGTTTCATTCCAAGTAAGAGCAGCGTTGGTGGAAGTTCCGCGCTCAACCTCAATACCGGCGTTTTCGGTAGGGCTACCGGTTACATTGCTATTAAGTACAACAATGTTGTCGGCTACGGTTACAGTCTCAGAGTTAACTGTAGTCGTGGTGCCTGACACAGTCAGGTTGCCGGTTACGGTTAGGTCTCCGCCTACACCAAGGTCGTTGGTGATAGTTACGTCATCTGGAAGTCCTACGGTAATAGCTCCGGTGTATGGGCCAGCTCCGGTACCGCTTACGGTTACTTCATTAGCCGTACCTGTGACGGAGGTCACACCTGTCGAGTTCTCGTCTGCGAGAACTACCCAAGCGGATCCGTTGTACACCTTTAGCTTGTCTGCGGAGGTGTCGTACCACATCTGACCTTCGACAGGGGTGCTTGGAGCAGTTCCTGACGGATGCAAGGACGCGTTAAATAGACCATTCTTGGTGAGGTCTATAGGTACAAGAAATTTCTTTGCCACAAGGGACTCCTAGGAGATGTAAGCGGTGCCGCTAATTGCTACGGTAAATGATACCGTCAGACTATTATTATTTAAGTATATAACTTCGCCCTCGACGTTTGCGCCACCTATTTCAATTATAGAAACCTGAGGGAAAATGCCAAGATTATGGTTAATTGTCCATGCGCTGGCCGGGGTATTCTGAGTGTGGACGTAAGCCAAAGAAGGGCCAGGGATACCCTGCTCACCCTGTGGCCCTGCAGGACCGGCGGGGCCGACTGGCCCCTGTGCGCCGCCCTGACCTGGGCCGATAACGATAGGTAGGCCGGCCTCTTCCCCTGACGGGGTAGGCTCCACAATAATAGTGATTGGAGCCGGAGGAGTAACAATAATGTTGTCAGTCAAGTGTCACCTGTTGATCTACGAATACCTGACCTTTAATGTAGGTCTGCTGCCAGTTTTCGTCGCTTTCTGAGGTCAACTGAAGGTCCCAGAATGCTCGCATAGGCAAGTATTTAGTTTCGTCGCTGGTTAGGCTGAGAGTCAGCTTGCCGGCGGCAATATCTGTGTAATCTACGTTAAAGGTGCCGTATAGTGAAGGGGAGTTAGGGTAGGTGCGAATTTGCGCCTTTGCCGTGTAACCAGTGAGGTCAAACGGAAAGTCAAATGTGGCCGACCAAGAGTCGCCCTGAGTAAACACAATGTCGTATACCTGAGCAAGGCTTGGAGTAGGGGTACGGCCGTAGAGGTCGTTTTGCAAGAATACGCGCTCTGGGCGACGAGAGTCGTCGATCTCCTGAGGCACATAAACTGGCACAAGCTTGTTGGTAGTGCGGCTTACGCGGCGCAAGGTTCCGACCTCGATACGCCACAGACCGATGTTAAGCGCCGCGCATAGCTCTTTGTACTGCTGCTGACGCTGGTTAATCAGCTGCATAATCTGAGAAAAACGCTGAGTACGCGGGATATGTACCCCGTCCGGCGCGGTAATGTCAATATCGAACGCTGAGTCCGTAGCTAGCGCCCACAAAGCCTCTATAACGGCCAAGATTGTCACGGGGTACTCTTCAACCGCAGGTATGCTGCTGATAGTCATAGCAGAGCCGTACTGGTTAGTGCGGTTAAAAGTATGCTGGCCTACCGCCGTGTTAACGTAGGCAAGTAGGTCTGCATCGGTGAAGTACCGGTAGAAACTACCGGCTATGACAATATTAGCTCCGCTAGCGGGGGCGGTTGCAAAGGTAAGGCTGCCGGTAATCTCGTCTACCGTGTACCCGGTAGGCTGAGCTATAGTAGTTCCGTCAACGGTAACTGTGAGTGCTGCCGAGTCAAGCGGCTTGTACCCGATAGTGTGAACGGTAGTTACGCCGTCCCCGAAGCCTGCCCAGTTGAACGGAGTAGGCTGGTCGTTTAGCTCTCGCCGAACCGCTGAGAGTAGATCTTCCAAAACCGCCACAAGTGCTCCTTACTATCCAGCCCATTATGCCTTAAATACGTGTAAAAAACCCGCCTAACGAAAAAGCGGCGGGAAATACCCGCCGCCCATCGTTGTACATTAGAACGTGTGTGCTAGGTAACCCTTAGCAGCCAAGTGGTTGGCTACTGCCCGAGTAACTTCGTACTTCTGACCTGCCTTGAACGAGTAGTGCTTACCCGCCCCAAATGTCATAGATTCAATGTTTTCTACAACGCGGATTACGACAGTGTCTTTTCCGCTAGCTACCTTAGTTACCGCATCTACGACTACAGTCTTCTGATGTGGCTTAGTAGCGTCAATTACTTCGGTTTCTAGTTTGACTGCAGCTTCAGCAGTTGCTAAAGACATTTCTTCAGCTCGTGCTTGAACTTGTTCAGCGTGCTGTGCAGCCAGCTCTTCACGCTTACGTCCTGTAACATCTCCGGGCTTTGCCTTCGTTGCCATTTGTATCCTCCGAGTTAGTATCTGGTTATAGTTTGTGTTGGGAGGGCTGGCGTACCAGCCCTCCCATATTAAATTAGTTGGTTGATGCTACAACAACAGCCTGATCGGTGATGAGACCGAGGCCGAAGATTGAGTACCAAGCGAGAGCGTGCTCACGACCGAAGTCCAAGATACCGCCATCGCGGAGTTCGACTGGCAATGAGATTGCGTGGCCGAATGCGTTGTCACCAATAAAGATCGCGTCGTAGCGGTCAGCTGCGCCGTCGCCTTCCAAGGTGTTTGGAGTGATGTAACCGCCACCTGCAGTGATGGTTGGGGTTACAGCAGTGTCTTCGGTCCAGCCGGTGCCAGCACCGCCAGGAACCTTGCGGACCTGAGTGGTTTCGATGAATACACAGTCGTACAAACGGCCGATTTCACCGAGCATGAAGTTACCTGGAGCAGCGTACTTGGTAACTTCAATGAATTCAGGGTTGTCGCGGAGCTTGCGGCTCTGGTGAGGGTGTACGAAAGCGACGTAGGTTTCGCCCAACCGAGGGATGTTCTTGGTTGAGAGGGTCTCTACTGCGTCCTTGACTGCGTGAGGAGTCAGGAAGAAGTCGCCGGTCAATTCGTCGTTGGATTCAGCGACGGTGCCGTAGTCGTACCAGTTGTTAACACCAGAAAGTTCGCCACGTGATTCGCCCCAGATCTGGGAAGAAGCAGCGTAGAGGGTGTCGCGGGAGAGGTTATCCAAGTAGATAGCCATGTTGCGACCGAGCAAACGGGATGCTGATGCCATCACGTCGTCGAAGGATGCGTTGAGAAGCAACTCAGAAACAGCAAGAGCGTAGCCGTGTTCGGTTACGGTGATGCTGAACTGCTGTGCAGTCAAAGCGTTGGTCTGCATACGTACGCCTTCAACCAACGCGGATGCGTATCCGAGGTTGTTGTAACGCATGAAGTTGATGGTAAGACCTGGGGCAACGCCCAATTCGGTCTTCTTTACTGCAAACTGCTCAAAGCGCAGGATCGGCATTGCCTGGAAAAGGATTTCCTTTGACCAGATCTGCTGAATTGCCTGAGTCAGCTGGGTATTAGTACCCGAGTATGCGGTAGGGGCGGCGGCAAGGCTGCCGGTGCCAGTGATACCTGATGCCATGTGGCTCTTTACTCCTTGATTGATTGGTT